AAATAATTCTGAGTATTTACTTTCTGGGATCTGCCTTTGTTGTAGATAAACAAAAGCAGGGTGTTCTTTATTTAGATCGTTGACAGGAATAATCCCATCTTGTTTGTGTTTAAACTTTGGCTTTGTAGATTCAAATTTTGGTTGAGGTCTAAATGTACCACGACCAACAGATGTTTCTTTATAACTTTCCAGAATATATTGAGCATGTAAATCGGCAGCGTGATCTTTTAAAAAGTTAGACAGAGTTCTACCGACACCACAGTTGTGGCACTTAAACACAAAGTCTCCTTTCTTTTCGTAGAAATATCCACGTGCTTTATTACGATGCTTCTGAGAGTCTCCACAGTATGGACATCTAAGATTGTACAGATTCTCTTTCTTCTTTACAAACTTATCAAATCGAAGAGTAAGTAAAGAAACATACTTAGAGTCAACAAAATTCATCTAGACTGTTGGATATTCGCTCCTTGTATAGTAGCACCAGTCTTTCCAACTGTCAAGAGGTTTCCGAAGAATGTTGCAGACCCGATGACCAGGACAGCAGCAGTGCCAATACCAGTAGCAATCCATCTGAAAGTAGCAAGATCATTCACTCTAGTTTCTAAAGTATCTAATCTTTTATTAATATTACCTTTCATATCATCCAACATACTCACAATCAATCTATCGTTTTTGTCACTTTCATCTAAACGAGCTTCATGTCGTTCTAGAATAATTGCCACCCTGTTACTGCTTTCACTAATAGACGCAACTGCTCTTTCCAGTTTGTCGAGCATTTCTTTTGATAGGTCTTCATAGATGTTTAGTTTACTTTCAAGGACCGCTAACTTTTCAAGACCGAATGCCATTTGTCTTTCCCTTTTGCAATTCTAATTGTAATCTTTTTTGTATTGATTTGCGAAGTTTCATCCTTCTTCCAGGTTCAACTGCTGGAGGTAGTGATACTTCTGCTCCTTGATTTGGTCCAATAGAATTTGTTGGGGCTGATCCTTCCATTATACTTTACCTAATTCGTTATAAATTTCCATGTCAATGTCCACTTCATGTAGTGACCCATCATTAAACTCTGGATACAAATCCAAATAAACAAGAAATGTCTTCAGTGCTGACCAATATTCCATTTCTAATTTATACATCATTAGTGGAATAGTAGCGTCACCAAAGACATTAAAAAGTATAATAATATGATTTAAGATTAGATGAGTTCTCAATTCCCCAGACTTTAAGTACTTCTTAAGAAGACGTTTGAGGTATTTAAATCTCTTTAAATCTTCCTCAAAGTCTTCCTTAGTAACAGACTGGGGGTTTTCATAATGTTTAATAGCAAACATTATATAATTATCAGCATTCAACTCATCAAATCTCATAACATATTATCATGCATAGGTTAGTGTAGCAGTATCAGAAATAACTTCCTCAGTACCACCTGCAGAGGTGATCTTCACACGGAACTTATAACCATCATAGGTTGCCTTAGCAGCAGCAGTGAGTGTAAGAGTTGCTGTAGTAGCACCAGTGTATACTCCAGTGTTTGAAAGATTACTCCAAGTTGTACCAGTTGCGGTTTGACGCTGCCACTGATATGCAAGAGTTCCAGGAGTACCAGTTGTTGAAGTAGTAACTGTGAATGTTCCAGTGTAAGGAGTTGAAGCACCAGTTACCGATGCAGGTTGACCAGTGATTGTTACTGCCGATGCTACGTCTGCTGCGATTGTATCGTCTGCAAGTGTTTCATCTGCATTTGTTTCACCATCAGTAAATGCAACTAAATGCTCGCACTTGTATCTAGTGGCACCTTCACTATCAGTGTATGTGCTATATGCCCACCAGCCAGGAGCAGTAATACCACGAGACTTATTCTCGTTTAGACCTGCTTCAGTATCATCAACATAAACAATAGTTTTGGTTACCGAACCATAACCATTACCAAGCGTATATTCTGCTTTGGATTGGTTTGTGGTTGAGTCTGTTTTTCCGTAAAGAGACATCTAATTTCTCCGTTAAACTTTAATATCCTGTATATTATTTATAAAAAAGGACCCGTAGGGGTCCTTTAGGATCAGGGGGTTAGATCTTTAGCACCTCTGTTCTTAAGCTGTGCTTGAACTTGCATAAGAACGAGTGAAAGAATACCGTTTGATTTTACCTTTGGGTTTGCTCCCATCGCTTCTGAAAGTGCAAACAGAACGGTTGCAATTAGAGCCTGGTTAGCAAAAGCCCATGCGATTAGTGCCGACATGATGATACCTATACTAAAGGGTATAGGTATTTATCAATTAAGTTCCTCTAGTATCATTCATAAAATCTTGTGATGCTTTAGCAGCAGCACGACGCTTTGCTACCTTCTGAGCAGGAGATGCTGGAGCACCATACTGTCCTGCAGCAGGTGGTTTCTTACCAGGAACTTTCTTTTGTCCTCTTGGTTGAATAGCACCACCAGCACCCATTCTACCTGCACCCATGACTTTATGCATGTGTCTCATTACCTGAGAATGCGTATCATTTCCACCCATGGTTCCACCTTTTGTTACAGGTTATCCTTACCAGTTTCTTTTTCGTAACGATTGAGTTCTGCAATAAAATTTGAGAATGAAAGTGATTCACCCATGGCAGCCTGCTTGCGAAGTTTCTTAGGATTCTTCGTTCTGTTTGCTGAGTAGTTACTATCTTCACCCTCAGGATCTACAGCACTACGATGTCTTGTACGTCTTTCTTCATCATCCAGTTTTGCACGACCACTCTTTGCTTCATCAGGAGAATAGGTCCTACCACTGTTATACCATTCTTTACCTACATGACCTCTCTTCTTGGCATCGTCAGAAGCTTCTTTACGCTTCAGTTTTCTACGATTTGCTTTGAAATCCTTCATGGTCATGCCTTCTTCAATTTCAAACTCTTCCTTTCTTGCTGCGTAGTATGCACCAAGAGCTCTTTTGATTCTCTGCTTCTTGCTATCACCAGAAAATCTAGAATCTGTTGAATGAACAAAATCGGAGATCGTTGCACCTGCGTCAGCACCTACATTAATCTTTTCTTCAATCTTTTTCTTATCTCTCATCGCTTTTGCTTTAGCAAGAGTTCTTTCTCTTGCAGCATCACGTTCCTTTTGAGGGATAGCAGTTACAGCACCGAGTCTTTCTGCAGGTTGTCCAGGAACATGTGATTCTGTTCTGGATTTATATCCATGACGCTTAGCAAAATCCATATAAGATTCACCTGGACGTAACTTTCTGGGATCTTCTTTCGGTTTTGATGCAGCAGCACGATCTTCACGAGCACGTTGATTAGCACCAGGACCACCTAATTTACGATCCTGTGCTGGATCTGGGTGCCAAAAGTCACCTTCATGAAGTTGTGAAACTTTAGTTCTAACTAGTTCGTTAATCTTATTGTTTAGCATCACTTCTTACCTCCTTTCTTAGCTCCCTTCCATCCTTCCTCAATACCCATTACTTCTCTCCATGAATAGGTGCGAACTTCCATTCCACCTTCCTCTAGTGAGTTACCGATCATTTCCATACCCATGTTGAGATTCTTCTTCTCATTAGGAGTTAGAGCACCTCTTTGTGCTCCTCTTGCTTTTTGCTTTGCCTGCACCTCAGGATCATTAGACTTGTGTGCATAACCATGAAGACCAGGATTTGATGAAGCAGTCTTACGGTAATCACCTCTTTGTGCCCTAGCATATCTCTGTCTTTGCTGTGCCTTGTTAGCATCACCGTAAGTTGGTCTGTTCTCTAGTGATGTTGCTCTATCTGCTGCTTCACCACCACCAGCACGTTGACGTAGTTTGGTTTCATCATAACCACGCTTTGCCATCGCAGTTGCTTCCATCACAACATCATAGATTTCTTCAATCTCTTCCTCGGAAAGTTCTTCCATAAGTTCAAAGAATTCATCTTCGTTCTCAATAATTCCTTCTTCCTGAAGCCAGTTTGCTACTAACTCAACATCCTCATAGAAATGCTCTTCTAGATACTCCGAAGATTGAACTGTATATCCATCCTCTTCAAAGATTACTTCATAACCTTCCTCTAGGTTAGCAAGCACATCACGAACTTGCTCTTCATCATAACCTTCTTCAAGCATTTGATTTACTAGATCAATGTACTCTTCCATTGGTTCACACTTGTCCTTACCATTCTCTGTGCCAGCATACTTATAACCTTTCCAGCAAGCTTTGCCGTCAGCACCTTGCTCCTTACCTGCTTTATTCTTACCTTCTTCTACATATTCTTCATTTGTATTTGTTGTTTTCTTCTTTTTAGATGCCATTTGAGCATTATAGAAGTCATTGAATGCTCTTGAATTAATACCTGTATTAGGATCATTCATTCTACGCTGACGAGAAGATTGATTTCTTCTTTGTTCATTTTCATATTGTTCTGGGTTACGCATAGCATAACTATTCTCATCGATCTCTTCAACTTCTTCTTTTCTTACATCTTGACCAGGCTCATATGCCTTACCATCTCCATCAGAATCCCACCAAGGATTCTTACCATTGAACTTACGACCTTTCTTTTCAACTTTCTTAGCTTCTTTCATTAGATCAGAAGATTTTGGATTAACAATTACCGTAGTTTTACCTGCTTTCTTTTTGCCATTAGGAGACTCAGAACCACTTAAATCCTCTTCATCCAACTGATCTAGAACATTTAATTCTACTTTTTCAGTTCTAGTCACACCGAGACCTTCTGCTTTCTTTACAGATCTCTTTCCCATTTTATCAATTACTACCATATCACCGTTAGATCTTTTGTTGATGACCATAACTTGCTGACCATTAACATCCATTAATCTTCCAATGTTACGATCCTTTGCTCTGTTCTTCTGAAGAACAGATTTGTCAATAGGAAATCCACCTACACCTTCAGTTAGAGGTTCTGCATAGTCAGAAGCATTTGACCATACATCCCAAAATTCTCTAGCACCCTCTCTTAAGTGCTTAGTAGTTAGAACAGAATCAACTTTAGCAAACATCTCTTCTTCTGTAAGAGTTTCACTAGCTGCTAGTTCAATAGTTCTTTGAATTTTAGATACTTCCTCTGGTAAGTAGTCAATCATACGACTACTTAGTTCTAACATCATTGACATAAGGATCTCCTATCAGGTTCTTACTTTCCTGTTATTATTTATGCTTAGCGTTTTCTTTGTGGTAGTCCAACAATTTTGGCACCATTAAGTTTTGATTTAACTTTAACTAGTGCTTCTCTCTGTGTTTTGGCATTCACTTTATCATAATAATATTTACCAGGACCCATACCATCTAAAGTATATTTAACAGACCAGATTGCAGAATTTGTTCCATCTGCAACAAAGTCTGAAAACTTTTTAACAGGTTGCCCAGGAGTTAATTTCTGAACCGCAATACGATATGCATCTGTTCCAACTTCCCACTGAGTTTTTGGATCGGCACCCTCAGCCAATGATGTCAACCAACCACGGTATGAATTATCATTTTCATCCACATAGATCACATAATTTGTTCCTCTATGAATTACTTTACCAGAAACACCTGTATCTAAATGCTCAACGATAGATCCAATTTGGAAAATATTTCCATTTAAATAATTATCACGAAGACCCTGCTTGTCAAGTTTAGGAGCATATTCCCAAACTTCTAATTCTTCTTTCTGTGTCTTCTTCTTATTACCTTCTGCCATTCTTGCATTAATGGTATCCATCAATTGTTTAGAATGTTCTGGATCTATATGAACAGGTAACCCAGAATGAAACAGTTGATGATCATTGGATTGAGCATATTTTCTCATTTTAGATGCGGACATCCCTTCAACACCACCATCTTCATTGTCATGTCTTTCACCTGCAGAAGATACTTTGATCTTCTTAAAGTTATACATCTCAGACCCATTATACTTTCCAGCTAAGTGCTCAAACTCTTTTACTCTATCTGCACCTACAACAATATGAACATTTTGATATCCTTCTTTATGAGCACCAGATAGAATATCAAAAACATTTCTAGCATTATTATGAATGTTGTGTGCATGATCTGGGAAGAAATCTTTCATGTATGCCATTTTCTCCTCTGGATGTAGAGGATTCTTCTTCGCATCTTGAGACTGACTAGCATAAATTCTATAATCTCCACCTTTTGCTTTAGAAGCTACTGTATTGATCAATTTTTCGTGACCAATATGAGGTGGGTTAAATCTACCGAACGTAAACGTCAAAGTATTATCCTTTGTCTTAGGATTATTATCATGCTTATCCGTATCGTTCTTGGCAGTTGCTTCGGTTAGAAAGTCTTTAAAGTTCTTCATTTACCTAATTTCTTCTTCGCAATGTACTCTATTCCAGATTTCTTCATCCTTCTATATTTATCTTTCAACATTTTAGTCTTTGCAACAGAAATTTTACTATCCATCACAATAGAATAATATGCAATAGCAACTTGAGCATCTTTTCTAGAAAGAAAAATCTGCATTGCTTTCTCTAAGTCTTCGTCTGGTTTCATACTAAAAATGGATTTGCTTTCTTGGTTCCTGGTTTAAGTGAAAACTTACTAGTGGGCATTTGTGCAATTTTAATTTCAGCCTGAACTTCATAGAATTCAGATCTAGTTGCAACCCTAACTTTAAAGTCCCCCCTACCAGATAGTAATGGTATTCTAGCACCTAATCCAAAAGGATCGTTGGAAGAGATTCTGTAGAAGTCATCTCCAGCTTGCATATAATATGCAGGGGCTGCTTTACCCTTAGTGTAATGTTCAGTAACTACCTTACCCAAATCCATGTTTGAACTATTAGCAATATAACGATTAACACTTGGTCTATCAAAGTATGCTTTCATAACATGAAGTGGTACTGCCCCAGGTTGTTTCAAACCACCTTTAGTTGTTGGAATTATAAGATCTTTAAAAGGAATTCCAGAAAACTCAGCAATATCCTTTAACCACTTTTTTGTTTTAGGATCTGAATTTAAAATATCAACTGCTGCTTTTGCTGATGGTGTTTTATAAGTAGTCTTCCATACTCCACCTTCATAAAACACACGTGGATTTGAAAGATTATCCGTATGATTCATCTTCACTTCCATCCAATGAGTTTTATTCTTAAATGTAATTTTCACATCAGCATAAGCAGTATCTCCTGGAGGACGTTCTGCCTTTACACCTGGAATACTATCTACATTATCTGCAACGTCTTTTTCGTATTTATCTGATGCTGCACTCATGTGTCTACCTAAAAGAAACCCTCTCCATGTATATTTATGGAGAGGGATATATGATTCATTCCCAGATATCGTTATCCAATGGAGAATGAGATTTCCGTTGATTCTTTCTAAGTCTCTTTAAATCTTTCATCATATCTTTGATTTGTTGATATGCATCTTCTGCTGATAATTTCCCAGCAACTTCAAATCCTACAACCATATCAACTTTATCACCAAAACGAGCAAGTGCTCTTTCAAACTCCGTAAGATTTTCATATACCATCAGAGATCTCCTTCTGCTCTATTTTCAGATTTATCAACATCAAATCCACCAGAAGGATAACGACGAGCAAGTTTCATAGTGTTTTTCCACATTACTTCATCGAGACCAATTTCAAGTGCCATACATGCCTGAGCAATGTACCACATCAAATCACCAAGTTCAATAATCATATGATCACGATTAGCATCGTCATATGGTTTTCCTTGGAAGTTGATCTTCTTTACAATCTCTAGAAACTCACCTGCTTCTGCAGTCATACCAACAGCGGCAGTAGTAAGACGAGAAATATTTACACCCTCATTCTTCAGTTCGGTAATACGCTCGATCCACTTGTCAGTATCCTTAGATGCTGCACTAGTCATGTCATCTACAAACTCACCATACTTTTCAAAGTCAATCTCCATTTTCATGTTAACTTTGCGAGCATTCTTCATCTTTTCAACGGCATCCTTTGCCTCATCGACAGTATAGGATGCTTCAGTTTGTGCCTCAGCAGCAAACTTTCGTGCTCGTTCTTCATACTCTTTGACATAATCACTATCGGACATATCAAAAGCATCAGTCTTTTTCTTAGTTGCCATAAATTACCTCAAACTTTAAAACTTGCAAATGTTCCTTTAGAACTAAATTGTTTCTCATAAATCTCTTCTTCTTGACCAGAATCAAGAAGATCATCTTGTGCTGTTTGATCTACATCATACAGTTTCATCTTTGCCCTGTCAATTCCAATAATGAATCTCTTATTGACTGTTGGATCATTATACCTGTTTTTAAGTTGTTTGACAAGTATCTGATTCAGTTGCTCAAGTTCCTCTGTAGATATAAGAGCGAACATAAGATCAGCAGTAGCAGGGAGACCAAAGGATTCTGAAGTATCAGTAAGGTCAATATCAGTACTGCCATAACCACTACGAGTAGTTTGAGTAGCACTAACGATGGGGACATTCGATTCCACAGCCAATCCTCGTAACTCTTCAGCAATCGCTTTAACAAACGTATAAGAATTAACAATTGTACCCTTGTAGCGAGAACTGCTGCAGATATTTAGATAGTCGATAAAGATAATATCAGGTCTAAATCCTTTCTTCAAAGCAAGCTCGTTAAGAAGAGATTTAAAGTGTCCCGAGTGTGCGGACGCTGTAGGGTACTCTTTAATGATGAGTTTACCCACAGTCTTCTGAGCAACTTTAATAATCTTGTTTTCATACATTTGTTTCGGAATATCTACCAATTGTTGAATTGGCACATTTAAAAGATTTGCGTCGATCCTTTCGGCAATTCTTTCTTCTGCCATTTCAAGTGTGATGTATAAGACGTTCTTACCTTGGAGTAAGCAAGAAGCAGCAACATGACACATGAATAAAGACTTACCAACACCCGTGCCAGCGAGGGCAATGTTGAGTGTTTTGGAAGGTAGACCACCCTTGGTGATTTTATTAAAGAATTCCAAATCGAAGGGAATCTTTTCCTCTTTACGGTGATAGAAATCATAACGTGATTCAAAATCATCTATATAATCGTGTCCAACATGCTCATCAAAGCATACTGACAACGCTTCAGAAAGAATAGACGGAATAGCATCTCTACTGCGATCCTTGTCTTTACCTTCCGCAATCTTGACGGCTTCAAACAAGGAAAGGTAGACAGCACGATCTTTACACCACTTCTCTGTTGTATTAAGCAACCAGTCAAGATTGTACTCTTCATTAGAAAGATTATCCAAATATGAACATGCTTGTTTATAAAGATCATCGGTAAGATCTTTATTCTTCTCCAACTCAATTGAAATAATCGAAGCAGAAGGTAATTGATTATATTC